ATACACATCAATAGGCACACCAGCGACTTATTATTATGTATGGAAGTGTCTATACAACAATAACGGTGCAGCATCTACAGCACAGCCACTATACAGCGATACGATTGCTGGTGATCCATATTATGAAACATCTGATGGATATCAGTGGAAATATATGTACAAGTTCCCCGCTTCGTTGTATAATACTTTTGCTACTGGCGGATATATTCCAGTTTTACCTGATGCCAACGTAACAAGCAATGCAGTTTCTGGTGCAATCGACGTTATTGTTCCTGTTGATGGAAATAATAATATCACAGCAACAACTGGCTCTGGATATAACAACTATTACAATAATACATTTTCAGCGTCATCTGTGACAAATACCACATATCCTTTGATTGTTCTTCCGACAGACGCATCGAAGACTAATCAGTATTATAATGGCTGCTATCTATATGTGACTTCAGGCACAGGTGCTGGTCAATATAAGCAAGTCACAAGCCACTATTCAAACACAAGTGGCACATATCTAACACTTGCTTCACAGTTTTCTACCGCACCAACCAATGGCTCTCAGTATATTATTGCTCCTGCTGTTACGATTCTGAATAGCAGTGATGCAAATACCTCTGCGGCTGCAATCGCTCTAGTCAATGCGGCTGCTGGTAATAGTATCTATCAGATCCAGGTTCTAAATCGCGGTACTGGTGTATATGCTGCTGGAGCGTATGTAAACGTTTCTCCTGCTGTTGGTGTGTCAAACACCGCAACGATTCGCGTCATCGCTGGTCCAGAAGGTGGCCATGGTTCCAACGTAGCAGCCGAGTTGTTTTGCAATACAGTTGGCCTAAGCATCACATTCGCCAACTCAGAAAGTAATACAATCCCGACGGTAAGCGATTATCAGTCTATTGGTATTATTCGCAATCCATTATTCTCTAATGTTACGTTTACTGTTTCTGGAAATACAGGATTATTCACTGTAGGTGAGACAGTCACACAAACAATCGGTAATACTGTTTCGACTGGTATTGTCAAAGATGCTTCGCCATTAGAAATCACCAATGCAAGTTCTACATGGGCAGTGTCAACAAATAGTTCTTCTGGTCTGATCCACGGCACAACTTCAAATACATATGCTCAGATTACAGCATTTACTATTAGTGGCAAAACAAAACCATTTACCACATTCACACAGTTCTATCAATATAGTGGATATTATACCACAAGCACTTTTAGTTCTGGTCAATCTGTTTATCAAGGCAATCCAACGGTAAACTCTATTGCTAACTCGACAAGTCAACTTGTGGCAAATGCAATCTATTATGCAGGTAATGCAACAACCGTATATGTCACAGACAAGTTTGGTCCAATCTATTCAAGCAATACGATCAACTCATTCTCTGTGGCCGCTAATGGCACTGTCACATCACAAGACACTCAATCATTCACTATAAATACAGTAACACCACCAGATTTGGTACCAGAAAGCGGCGATGTTCTTTATATTGAAAACTTTACGGCGATCAATAGAGCAAATACACAATCTGAGACCATTCAGTTGCTTCTAAACTACTGAGGATTATAATGCCAATCAATACTGATCTTTCCGTATCACCATATTTTGACGATTATGTCGCAAACGAACAGAACTATTATCAGGTTCTATTCAAGCCAAGTGTGGCGGTACAAACTCGTGAACTTAACGTTCTTCAGAGTATTGTTCAGAATCAGATTGAACAGTTTGGTGACAACATCTTTGATAGAGGTACTATCGTCAAGGGATGTAACTTCCAATACTTTACCAGTTATCCTTATGTAAAGATCAATGACCTTACTGTCGCCGGCGGAAAAGCTTTAGTTAATAACTATGTTGGTTTATTCGCCACCAGTTCTTCGACTAATCTAACGTCATATATCGTCGGTTCAAATACTGGTTATCTATCACAAGCACCATTTCTTAATACGTTGTTTGTCAACTATACGAACTCTGGTGCAAATAACAACCAGACTGCATATTTGCAGAATGATATTCTAACACTCACAGACGCAAACGTTTCGATCTTCGCGGTCAATGTTCCTGTTGGTGGTGTCGCTGCTGGTATTTCTAACTCAGATTCTGTTGTGTTCTTGTCAGCTATTGCCGTACAGAACTCAGCATCACTTGGTAGTGGTCAAGCACTTGTTGGTAATACTGTTTACACAGGAACTTATCCAGGTACAGTTCGCGCAACTGTTGTTGGCGTAAATACAACTGCGATTGTAAATACGATTGTCCTCAATCTTGCACCATTCTCAAACAGTTCATCATACGATATCTCAAATACTTCTGTAACTGCAAGTGCATGGACATTCGCAAATAGTGCAGCGATTAAGATTGGTAACTCATCAGTAACAGTTGATCCTTCTGCCACGATTACTGGTATTATTGGTTCTGGTGCAAATGCTGTTGTATCTACTTCGGCTACAGGTCAAATCCTTTCTGCTTCGATGGTAACTCAAGGTAATGGATATGTCATTCCTCCTTATGTTACAGTCAAGACTGCAAATGGTAATGCTACTGTCGCGCAGATCGCAGGCAACACATCGCTTCTTACTGCACAGAACTATGCCGTGCAGGTTACTGTTGCAAACACTGCAACATCTGGTAGCACTGGACCAGTTGGCTTTGGATATGCGTTCTCCGTCTCTGGTGGCGTGATCTATCAGAAAGGGTACTTCGTTAACGTTGCACCACAATCTGTTGTGGTATCAAGCTACAGTCAATATCCTGACCAAGTTGTTGTTGGATTTAATACATCCGAAACAATCATCAATAGTAATATTGATGAAACTCTGCTTGATAATGCAACAGGTCAACCAAACTTCGCTGCACCTGGTGCTGATCGTCTTCAGTTAACACCAACACTCGTTGTCATCAATGCGGCTTCTGCTTCAGCGAACACACTATTCTTCCCAATCACTGCATTCTCGAATGGTCAGCCATATCTACAGAATCAGCAAACAATCTACAGCGCCATTGGTGACAATATTGCATCTAGATCGTTTGACACAAATGGCAACTTCTTGGTTGATCCATTTACATTTGCTTCAACTGTAACTGCACTAGACAGTTCAACGAACTCAACTTCACAATCACAGACATTCAATCTTGTTGTTGATCCAGGCGAAGCATACATTTCTGGTTATAAAGTCCAGACGTATTCAAGCTTCTTTCTACAAGCCAACCAAGGCACAAATACTGTAACATCGAACGCACTATTCACCACATTGAACTATGGCAACTACATCAATATTCAACAGATTGGTGGTATGTTTGCATTCAATACTGGTGACTACGTAACACTATACGATACTGCAAAGACATTCCTTTCAAACAATGCTGCTTATTCATCAGGTAATACAACACCAGTTGGTAACGCAATCGGTACAGCGCGTATTCGTTCGCTAGTGCCACAGTCTGGAACACCAGGCAGCCCAAGCTATGTTGCTTCGCTATATCTTTATGATATCGATCTATATCCTGGCAAGAACTTTCTAAACGCACAATCTGTTTATTATAACAATGGTATCAACCAGGGTATTGCTGATATTGTTCTCGTAAGCAATCCAACAATAAGTTCAACGAACGTTGCGATTCTTTCATCAGCCACCAACTCGACAATGCTATTCCCAGTTGGCGCAAATAACGTTTTAAGCACTGCGAACCACTCGTTCAACTATCAAGGCTTGTTCTCAACAGGAACATCTAACGTTGCTGTTAACGCTGCTTCGGGTGTTATCACGCTTCAGCTTGGTGCTGGAGAAATCTTCCCATACGGTAATGGTGCAACACTATCAAACAATCAGATGCTAGAACTAAGTCTAGTGTTCACTGGTTCGAATGCACAGGCAAATGCTAACGTAAGTTCATTGACTTTGATTACCAGCACATCTAACACAATCGTTACGGTAAATGCTGGATCTACATCATCACTTTATGCTGGCGAATATCTCAAAATCTACTCAAATACTGGTGGAGAAATCAAGAGAGTTGCAACCGCTAATGCTAGTGGTGGTGCAATCACTGTTGATACATTCCCAGCAAATGCAAACACTTCTGCAAACGTTGTGGTGTTCTATCCAAAGAACGTACCAGTGGCTTTGCCTACTGGTTCAGTCACAGTATCAGCGAATGGTTCAAAACTCTCCATCAACCTTGGAGCAGCGATTAACACCACATCATCAAACGTATCTATTGTTACACCAGTATATGCCACTGGCCAGTCAGTCACACAAAAGACACCAAATCGCGATACCACTGTAGCAATCAACGTTGCAAATGCTGTCAACTCAAATACTGGTCCATGGGCACTAGGCTTCCCAGACATCTTCCGTATGAAGAAAGTCTATAAAGCACCTGCTTCAAGTGTTATTTCTGGTAGCACAGTTGTTACAGCAAACGTAGCAAACTCTGCATCTATTCCTTCAACTTGGATTGATGTCACAACAAACTTCTATGTTGATCACAAACAAAATCCAGACTTCTATGATATGGGGTATCTACATTTAACTCCAACGTCACAGCTTGCAATCAATACAACAGATGCATTGGTAGTACAGTTTGATCACTTCACCGAAACTGGTGGTGGCTTCTATACACGTAGTTCATATCCAGTAAATGATGCTCAACCATATGCAAACATTACAGCAACTTCAAGTGGTTATATCAACACTCTTGAAATCTCTGAGATGTATGACAGTCAGGGCAACTACTACGATCTAATCGATTATGTTGACTTCCGTCCAAGTATTGCAAATACTGCTAGTATTACAGTAGCTAATACTGCCAAGTCAACAATCAATCCTATCGACTACGGTGCATTGACTACACAGATTCTAACTGGTACATTGACAAGCGGCAACGTAACAGTCAATGCTATCTCAAATACATCTGTAATCACCGTCGGTACTTCAGTATTCGCAACCAACTTTGGCATTCCAGTTGATGCAACTGTTGTGTCTATTGTCAACTCTACTGCGATTAATATTTCTTCAGCCGCTACCTCAAGTGGTTCAGCAAATCTAATCTTCAGTGGTGAAGTTGTCAAGTTCGGTACAGAACCACTTAGCACTTCGTATCAGTTCCCAACACCAGGTACCGCACACTCTGCAAACCTTGTGAACTATCAGGGGCGCGTTGATCGTCTGGTAGTTGATACAAATGCAAATATCGTTTCTATTCCTGGCACACCTGGTTCAACTAAGTTGGTACCACCTGCTGAACCAGCGAATACGATGACAATCAATCTGGTATTCGTTCCACCATATCCTTCTGTACCACAGAAGCTAGATCAGAACTATACAAATATTATTGATAAGCATGTTGCTAACGAAATCTATTCATTTGCTCGTGTTGCAAATCACACGATTTCTGTGCCAACATCTTCTACAACAAATACACAAATCAGTCAGCCACTTGTTTATACTATGTCTGATATCAATAGCCTTGCGAATCGTATTGCTGCACTAGAACAGCAAGCAAGTCTATCTGCACTAGAACAGAGCGTAAGCGGTCTAGCGATTCCATCATCAATCAATGGTGCTATCAATCGCTTCAAGTATGGCTTCTTCGCTGATACTTTTCAGAGCAACAACTACACCGATGTGAACAATCCACAGAACACAACAATGATTGTTAACAACGAAGTAGTTGCAACTGTATCTTCTTACAATGTAGGCTTTAACTTTGATACTGCCGATGACACACAATCCGGTGTTACTGGTTCACTATTGACGCTTCCGTATAGTTCTGTGCCACTATTTCAACAGTTGGTTGCAACTAACTCTACTGCATATGTTCCACCACCAGTGACATATACAGGTACAATGTCAGTATCACCAGCAACATTTACCATTCTAACAAACGTACAATCAACACTAGGCACGACATATTCTTCACTAGGATATCCATCAACTGGTTGGTACTTGTGTAGTGCAAGTGGTATGGATCTAGGTGGCTGGAGTTCATTCTTGCGTTCATATGCAATCTGGATCGGTTCTGGTTATGATATTATAACAAATGTTTTTCAAACTGTTGTGAACTTCCCGACAACTGGTACATATTCATTCCAGTTTGCGGCAGATGATACGGGCAGCGTTACACTCGACTCAACTGTTCTGATATCAGGCGTTTCGTATAACACTATACAAACCGCATCACATTCAGTTTCCGCTGGTCAGCATACTATCATTATGTCAATCACAAATACTATTCCAGTTGCTGCTGGTGGTGCATTGGTAATATATAATCCAAACGGCACAATCTTGTGGTCATCAGCACAAGCAGTAGGAACATAATAATGGCAGGTTCTATTTACTCAGTAACTAATGGTGTTGTAGGATTACCAAACGGGTACACAAACTTGGCTGTACCTCAAGGTTCTATTATAACTCCACCAACTATTGGTCCAGATACACCACTCACAACACCACTCGGTGTAACTGTTGCTGTAGAACAACTTGCTCGTGCCAGCAACTATACCGCATCAAATCAAGCATTCAATCTTTCTGCTACTGGATTGAAGCCAAACACTATTCATACATTCACATTCAACGGAACAAACGTTTCTTCTATGTGTCAGCCGACAGGTGGTGTTCTTGGTGGTCAGTTAATCACAGATGCTAATGGTGCAATCTCTTTCACTTATTTCTACAACTCAGGCATTTCAACTGGGACTAACGTGACCGCCACACAATCATTGATAAATAATCTGATTGGTAATAAGATAGGGCTGTTGAGTAGCGCAGATGGCACGTCAACTGCTCAGGTGACAATCACTATCGCACAACCAACACCACAATCACTGCCATTGAGAAGAGATCCGAATCTGGGTCCACACGGAACGTTTTTTTAATCTGATAGGGCTATAATGTATATCAACTCGCAAACATTTTATTTGGATCCAAACTCAGTCAATCAGAGTGCTACGGTATTTCTGACAAGCGTTGATTTGTATTTTCAGGCAAAACCTAGTGCTACAAACAATGCATCTGGGATTAATAATCCAACAGTAACGATCAGCGTTTCGCCTACAGATTCTAATGGTGCTCCACTATTCAACTCTGTTCTCAGTGGTTCGGTTGCAAATCTTCCATATGCATCTATTAACGTAGATGCAACATCAGCAACTAAAACAACTTTTACATTTCCTGCTCCACTCCAGTTAAATACTGGAAAAACATATGCTATCAACGTTCAAGCAGATGACCCTGCATATATTCTTTGGACTGCACAAATAGGCAATGATATTGTAGGCGCTGCACAGAACACAGGGTTTACTGGCTTCGCTGGCGGTACACCAGGGCAACTATTTGATTACGGCAATAGTGGCAACATTACTCCTGTCAATAATGCACAGTTGAAGTATGGTGTTAGTGTTGCACAGTTTAGTTCAAATAACGCGACATATCAACTTGTCAATGGTGATTATGAGTTTTTTGTTATCACAAATCAAACAGGTTCATTCTTGGGTGGCGAAAGAGTTTTTCCTCTAGTCGCAAATCTTACTGGTACAGTTGCATTCAGTTCAGGTAGCAATACTGTAATCGGAACAGGAACATCATTCCAAAGCACATTCGCGACTAATACTCAGCTTATCGTGTATACAAGCGCGAACACTTATCTAGTCCGTAATGTTGTTGCGATTGCCAATAATACAACAATGACTGTCGATCAGGCTTTTCCAAGCACAAACACTTCAGCAAGTTTCTTTACTGCTCCTATTGGTGTGTCTTATTATAACAACCAATCAGCTAACGTTTTGTATCTGTCCAACTCGACGGCATCAAACTCAAACTACCTCTTTAACAGAGGAACATACTTTACTGCTACTTTGACAAATGGCAATAATCAATATACTGGATTGTCATCAACGACAAATCTATTTGTTGGTCAGCCAATCACTGCAAACGTTGCTGGTATTACTACGGGAACAACAATCTCGGCTATCATCAATACTTCAGCGATCAATGTCTCAACTTCATTTACAGGCACAACTGGTACTGCTCAGGTATATTCATTGACGCCTGTTGTTGGTGAGTTCACGGGATCTACTGCA